AGGTTTGCGTCATTTGAGGAAATGGAATCAAGTGAGTGGAACCAAAACTTACAGACTGCTGAACAATGGCCTATTGAATGTGTGCGTTGTCAAACAACAGAACAAACATCAGGTCAAAGCATTAGAATAGACAGCGAACGTAAGCACAAGTTACTTAAAAGTTTTAGAGATGATTATCTAGTTATAGGTGGCGTCTTAGACAACGTATGTAACTCAGCATGCCAGTTTTGTTGGGAAGGGCTATCAACTACTATAGGCAGTTTGAAAAAGAATGTAATTAAGTTAGAAAATGTTACAGCATTTGATAGTTTACCTCAGGATAGAATAATAGAATTAGACATCAACGGTGGCGAACCAAGTTATAGTAAAAACTATAAGAAGTTGTTGAACGACTTACCACCTAATGTTAAAATAGTTAGAATAAACACTAACGGAACAACTGTAATACCAGAAGTAAAACAATTACTAGAAAACAATGTTAAAGTTACAGTCACACTGAGTTTTGATGGCACTGAGCAGGTTAATGAATATACACGTTGGCCTATACAGTGGAAAAAATGGGACTCAGTGGTAAGAGAGTATAAACAATTAGCAGACACTAGTAACTTAATTGAAATAGGGTTTTGGAGCACACTTAATGCGTTTACTATAGCAGATCTAGAAAACATGTTAAGATATGCAGACTCAGTAGGAATACCGTTTAGTTACGGCATACTTGAGTTTCCAGAACAATTAAGCATAAAATATACAAACCCGTTTACTGTAAAAGCAAAAGAACTTTTTCAAAAAACGGACATATTGTTGCTCAAACAACTTGAACCTTTGATAGCTTCAAGTTATAATAACACAAAAGAATTAGTAGATTTTGTAACTGAGCAGGATAAACTACGCAATATAAGTTACAGAGACTACTTTGATATCGAACTAGGAGAATAACATGGCCAAACCATTTGACGTAAGTAAATTTAGAAAGAACATCAGCAAATCCATTGCTGGGTTATCAATTGGATTTAACGATCCAACAGACTGGGTATCAACAGGTAACTATGCCTTAAACTATTTGATCTCAGGAGACTTTAACAAAGGTATTCCTCTGGGCAAAGTTACAGTGTTTGCAGGAGAGTCTGGTGCAGGTAAATCATATATCTGTTCAGGCAATATTGTAAGACACGCACAGGAACAAGGTGTGTTTGTTGTCTTAATTGATAGTGAAAACGCACTTGACGAAGATTGGTTGAAAGCACTTGGGGTAGACACAAGTGAAGACAAATTGCTCAAACTCAACATGGCCATGATTGATGATGTAGCAAAAACTGTCAACGACTTTATGGGCGAATATCGAGCTATGGCAGAAGATGAAAGACCAAAAGTATTGTTTGTAATTGATAGTTTAGGTATGTTATTAACTCCTACAGATGTTGACCAGTTCCAAAAAGGTGACTTAAAAGGTGACATGGGTCGTAAGCCTAAAGCACTAACAGCACTTGTCCGTAACTGTGTTAACATGTTTGGTAGTGCTAACGTAGGACTTGTAGCAACTAACCACACTTACGCATCACAAGATATGTTTGACCCAGATGATAAGATATCAGGTGGACAAGGCTTTATCTACGCATCAAGTATTGTTGTTGCTATGAAGAAACTTAAACTTAAAGAAGATGAAGATGGTAACAAAGTATCTGACGTTAGAGGTATTAGAGCAGGCTGTAAAGTAATGAAAACTAGATACGCTAAACCTTTTGAAGGCGTACAAGTTAAGATTCCTTATGAAACTGGTATGAATCCATATTCAGGTCTAGTTGATCTAGCAGAGAAAAACAACTTATTAGTCAAAGACGGTAACAGACTACGCTTTGGTGAAGGTGACAATGAAATTAAAATGTTCCGTAAAGCATGGGAATCAAACGAAGAAGGTTGCTTAGATAAAGTTATGGAACACCTCAAAAATCAGACAAAAGAAGTAAATATATCTGATGTTGAGGCAAGTATAGATGTTGCTACAGAAATGGAAATGAAAGCAATAGACGAAGCCGAGGCAGTTCAACCAGAGGAGACAGAAGAATAATGTTGAACGCAGTTGCAGAAATTTTTGAGGCACTAAAAAGCCACATTAACGAAGGACTACACAAAGAAGCCGCTATTGATCTAGTGCATACACTAGTTGACGTACAAGGTGTCAGTCCTAAAGAAATTAGAGACTCGAATCTCATGGAAGATGATGATGTCAAGGATGCTCTATTAGACTATGATGATACCGTCGACGAAGAGGATGATGGATTGGATCCTTGGGGCGATGAGTATGATGATGAAGAGGAAGATGAGGACTATTAATGGGTTGGTATAGTGATGTATCAAATGATATTACTAAAATTCCTGACATGCTGTTGTACTATGAAAACGAGTTACTAACAGCAAAGAAAGAATGTTCAGTATACGGTAAAGTTGAAAAGAATCTAGCGGACTTGCCTGGTATTACAGAACATAGGTTTAACCAATTACAAGAAATAGAAGCAGTGTTAAACTATCTTAATATTCAATTACGTAAGATTAGACGTAAACATTTTCAAAAGTATTTAGAAGCATATCAACGAGCATTAACAAGTCGTGATGCAGAAAAGTATGTTGACGGCGAGGATGAAGTTATTGACTTTGAAACACTGATCAATGACGTTGCACTATTAAGAAACAAATGGCTTGGTATACTAAAAGGCTTTGAAAGCAAAAACTTTATGCTAGGACATGTTGTACGTCTAAGAACAGCAGGTATGGAAGACATCAGTGTATAGACAGTTATTTGACAAAGAAAGCCACGAGCATAATTTAGAAACTCTGGCCCTATTAGAACAGTATACTTCTTTTATGGAAAGTGTTGGTACAGTACTTGATGTAGGTTCGGGCAACGGGTATGACCTAAACTGGTGGGCAACTAGAACGGTCGAGGATGATACCGGACAAGATATACCATTGAATATTAAATGTACTGGCATTGATATAAAAAATCAATTTGATAAAAACGCATTTGACCACCTAAATATCACAACAGTTGAAGACAACATGGAAGATTCAAAACTGCAACACAATAGTTTTGATGTTATACATGCTCAAAATATTTTACATCATGCTATTAATCCTCTTGCCACACTAGGGCATTGGTGGGACCTTGCCAGGGATAATGCTATGTTAATAGTCACTGTGCCTGAGTCTACTACCATTGAAAGAACTAAAGTTATAGCAGATCAGTATTCAAACGAATACTACCATTGGAGTCTTGTAAGTCTGATACACATGCTGGCTGTCAACGGATGGGACTGTCGAGACGCTTTCTTTAAAAAAGAAAGAAATAATCCTTGGATACATGCTGTAGTTTATAAAAAACCTAAATTTGAAAAATTAGACTACAGAACCACAACATGGTTTGATCTAGCAGAATTAAACATGTTACCTGAATCAGCTGTAGAAAGTTTAAACCAATGGAACTTTGTAAGACAGCAAGATCTACAAGTACAATGGTTAAACAAAAGAGTTTACGACTTCCGTAATTACTAATAAATATAAACTTAGTAGTTAATTATTAAGTTTAATGTCAACAATACCTCATACAGTAATCAATGTTTTTATAGGCTGGGATTCAAGAGAACCAATTGCCGCGGATGTCTGTGCCCACAGTATATTAAAACACTCATCAGTTCCTGTTAAGATACACTATCTTAAATTAGATGATCTAGAACGTGAAGGTATATTAACACGTGAAAGAGAACAAGACGCTTCAACAGAGTTTACCTATTCAAGATTTTTAGTTCCGTATCTAATGAAATACTTTGGAAAAGCAATATTTTGCGACTGCGATTTCCTGTGGACTAGAGACATTAAAGAACTGTATGATCAAATTGAGAACAAAAGTGTATATGTAGTTCCGCATGAGAACTACGGATACAAGCCTAAGACTACGACAAAAATGGATGGGCAACAGCAAACAGTGTATCCTAAAAAGAACTGGTCCTCAATGATGGCATTTAACTGTGGTAGTAAAGACTGCCAACGTTTAAGTTTAGATGCTGTTAATCAACAACCGTTGAGTTATCTACATAGGTTTGAATGGATTAATAATGAGGACAATATAGGATTACTAAAACCAACATGGAATTGGTTGTCTGGATATTATCAAGAAGAAGTTTGGGGCACTCCAGGAGCCATACATTATACAGATGGCGGCCCATGGTTTAA